AAAGAATATATTACTAAATAATAATAAAAAAGTTAATAAAAAATAAAAAATAAAAAATAAAAATAGATAGATAGATTAAAAGAATATTATAAAAATAAAAATAGTATGAAATACATCTAAATAATATAGTATTAAAAAAATAACGTATATAATTTAAATTTAAAGAATATAAACATATATTTACAAATAATATAAATAGTATGAATTACAACAGTTATTTAGGTCAAAAAGGTTATACAATATTAAAGAATGAATTAAATATAGACGAACAAAAAAAAATAAGAAATGATTTAACAATAAAACCATTTGTTATGGGTTCGCCAATAAATAATAATCAGAAATCATTTCCAGTGTATAGAGAAACAATAAATAAATTTTATATTCCGCATTATTATGGTATAGAAAATTTTGGACATCCTAAAGAATATAAGATAAAAGAAGGAGATGATATAAATGTAGATTTTAATGGATTATTACGGGATTATCAAGAGCCTGTAGTGAATAAATTTATAGATCATTGTAAAAATGTGAAATATGGAGGTGGTTTATTAGATTTATTTTGTGCATGGGGGAAAACCTCAGCATCATTATATATATTATCAAAATTAAAAAAGAAAACTCTAGTGATTGTTCATAAAGAATTTTTAATGAATCAATGGATAGAGAGAATAGAACAATTTTTACCAAATGCACGTATAGGTAAAATACAAGGTCCTATAATTGATATAGAAAACAAAGATATAGTTATAGGAATGCTTCAAAGTCTCTCAATGAAAGAATATCCAGTTTCGATGTTTGACAGTTTTGGGTTAACAATTATAGATGAGGTACATCATATATCAAGTGAAGTATTTTCGAATGCGTTATTTAAAATAGTGACTAAATATATGTTAGGATTATCAGCTACAATGAATCGTAAAGATGGAACAACAAAAGTATTTAAAATGTTTTTGGGTGATATCATATTTAAAAGTAGTCGTAATGAAGAAATGAATGTAGTCGTTCAAGCAATAGAATATTATGTAGATGATGAAGATTTTAATGAAGTGAAATTAGATTATAGAGGAAATCCAGCTTATAGCACAATGATATCTAAATTATGTGTATATAATCGTCGAAATGAATTTATAATAAAAGTTCTAAGTGATATGTTTATAAAAAATCCGTCTCAACAAATAATGATTTTAGCTCATAATAAAAATATACTTAAATATTTATATGATTCGATATCACATAAAAATATAGCTACAGTTGGATATTATGTAGGAGGTATGAAACAACAAGCTTTAAAAGAAACCGAAACTAAACAAGTGGTTATAGCTACTTATGCTATGGCAGCAGAGGCCTTAGATATAAAAACGTTAACTACTTTAATAATGGCAACACCTAAAACTGATATAGAACAAAGTGTTGGACGTATTCTTAGGGAAAAACATAGTCGTCCAATTGTAGTAGATATAATTGATAGTCATCAATTATTTAAAAATCAATGGTTAAAAAGAAAAAAATTTTATAAAAAAGAAAATTATAAAATTATTTATACAACTAATGCGCTATATAATAGTGATACTAATACATGGAGAGAAATATATAATCCATCTAAAGATTTAAAAATTAATTCATCTAAAGATTTAAATATTAATGTAAAAAGTATTAAAAACATTTCTATAAAAAGTGATAGTTCAACAGATAAAAGTATTACAACAGATTCAGATGAAGATAATGATGCTATAAAAGTAAATCCTAAAGATAATTATTTATGTGGTAAATGTTTATTATTCATAAAAAAGTAATTGATTAATTAAATCATTTAATTTTAATTTTAATTTTTACTTGAAAATCCTCTACCTGTATAATGATTATAATTATCTATACATTGTCCACTAGTAGGTAATATTTTATATGAAACCGGATTTGCTAAATTCCCTGTAATTCCACTATTTCCGGGAGTTGAATATGTTGGTGAAAATGGTGTATTATTTAAGAATTGTGCACCTCCTTTTTGTTTATAATTATTTCTTTTACTTTTGTTTCTTCTTTTTAAATTACTTTTTCTTCTTTTAATACTACGCATTTTATAACTTTTCTTTCCCATCTTCTTATATTTTTTAGTAATATTTTTTATTTTATTTTTTATAATTCTTGAACTACCTCCTATTATTCCTGCCGCAGCATTCACATTAGATCTCGCACCTACTAATCCGTGAGTTGGTATCACATTACTGCTAAAACTAGCTGGATTATGAGAATTAGTTGAATTTACATAATTTACATTATTTATACTATTTCCAAAAAATGGAGATATATTTGAATAACCCATATTTGAAGCACCTGAACCTGCTGACATATATTATATAAACATATAATATATTTATAATTTATAATTTATAAATATGTTTAAGTTCATCATTTTTAATAATTTCATTATCGGATAATTGAATTGGAGTCCATTTATTAAATGTAGTATTATAAACACACGACATCTTATGTGATTTATTTAAATATACATATTTATCAAATTTATCATTTTCAAATTCTTCTTCAGTATCACTTTCTTCTAATTTATCTAAATTATCATTTTCTTTTATAATTCTAAATAATTTATTCATCATTACACTAGTAGTATAATCAGGAATATTTGCTATACTATATTGTTCTTCTTTTAATTCATTATTTAAACAATATAAATAATATATATCGTCCTTAATATCTGGACGTACTACAAAAACAAATTCTTTATTAATAAATGGTTTTTCTAAAATACAGGTTGGCGCTTTTTTTAAATCACACGTTTTTATTTTTATATAATTTTCATAATTCATATATAAACACGTATTCACTTTATTTAGTATTTTAAATTGAATATTCATTATTTTATATTTTATATTTTTTAGTTTATGTTCAAAATCTTCATTGTTTGAACTCATTAAAGGTAACCCAAATACAATCGAATTTTGTTTTGATAATTTATTTAACTCTTTTTTTAATAATAAATACATTATTTCTAATTTATTATTCCACGTAGTTTTATCTAATTCATTTCCTTTATAAAAATAAATATCTTCACTACAAAATAACATATTATTTAAATAATATATTAATGTTCCATAAAGTATAGTACCAATACCATATGATAAATCAGGTGAAAAACACGTATTTACACGTTTTATATTTATTATTTTTTTATTATGTAATTTCATAATTAAACAAACAATCACATTATTTATAGTTGTAAACCATATAAAACATTTTTTTCCTTCTGGTATTGCAACTAAATAATCATAATTATAAACTTTCTTATGTATTATATTTTCATAAGAAAGTTTTATATCAGGAAAATTCAGAATAATATTTTCTTTTTCTTTTTCACACAACATAATATTAATATTAATATTAATATTAAGTAAATCTTTATATTATTTAAATTTTTGAATATCAATTATTATTAGATATAAAATCTATATTTGTTTCTAAATTGAATTCATTATTTGTTGAATTTTGTAATTGCTTTTTTAAAAAACTTTTTAATTCATTTTTCATAGAACTATCTTCTTCTTGTTTAGGTAATAAATCTATTAATGTATAATTATTAGATTTTTCTGGTTTTTCTTGATTATTTTTTATTATATCGTATATTTTTTCATATTTAGCATTTGTAGTATTTACTAAATCTTTTATTTTTGGAACAGTTAATGTATTTTTAAAAAAAACTATTAAATAATGTATCAAAAATATTAATATTATTGATATTATAGATATTCTAATAATATAATATAGCATATTATATTATATTATTTATTTCACAGATATAAAACACAATAAATACACTTTATTGTATTTAACCTAATATTATAAATAAATATAAACTATTTAAACATTTGTAGCAAATTAATAAATATAACAAATGTCAGTTCCATTAACAATAATCATCGTTGAAAAAACAAGTATTTTAAAAACATTATCTATTAAAGATTTTAAAATAGAAGAATTATATAAAAAATGTGGATTTAAAAAAAGTAATAATTTTATTAAACAATGCGAATGGAATATAAAATTTGATGGAAAAAAAATTTATATTGAAGTATATGGTAAGACAGAAGGACGACCTAATTCAGAAAATAAATATGATTTTCCACCACCATTTGAAAATTTATTATTTTATGGAAATTGTGTTATTTTAACATACATAAAAAAAACAGATGGAACTAAAATATATACTAATTTAACCATACAATTATGGAAACAATATCATGATAAATTATTTGGAGGATTTGATGATTTATCTTCAACTGCTATTGAAGATGAAAATGAAGAAGATGAATTAACTCATATTTCTAAAGATAAAAAAACAAAAGAAGGTTATTTAAAAGATGGATTTGTTGTTGATGGTAGTAGTGATATAGAAGAAAATTCAGATAATGAAGATTTTGATAACATAGAATCATTTGAAGAAAATATTGATGATGAATTAGGATCTGAATTAAGTGAAGAATCATATGATTTTACTCCTCCACCACCTATTTAATTTATATATTTCAATTTATATTTATATTTACACTTCTATTTATGTATTTACAATTATAAATACATAAATTTAAATACTTATTTAGATTAAATAATAAATAATAATATATATATTATGGTACATACTAAAAAAAATTATACAAAACATAAAAGTAATACTATGAAAAAACATTCGTATTCTTGTGAAACAACTTATTGCGGACTACATAAATGGTATAACGAAAAGTTTGAAAAATTAGGATGGATGATTTTAGCAAAAAAAAAAGGATATATGGATAAAGTAAATACTTATCTAAATTCTTTATATAGATTAAAAATGGCAATTCAACATAAAATAAATCATATTCACGATAAAGATAAAAAAGATGATTTAAAAATAATGTTATATAACGTTTTAATTTTAATTGAACACGCTAATAAAGATTTAAAATAAAATTGATATTAATTGATTTAAATGTAAATAATTATATTAAATTAAATCAAATGTCTTTCAACAAAATTGAAAATCCAAAAACATTTCGTAATAATATTAAAAATAAATTAGATAAAATTATACAAAATACAAAAAATAGTTCTAATATTGAAAAAGGTATTTTTAATTTTGCATTAAAAGAAGCAGAACAGCGTAAAGTACTAAAAAAATGGGATAATAAATATTTTGTGCAAATTTATATAGATAGATTAAGAACTATTATGAGTAATTTAAATGAAAATTTTATTACAAATATTAATAATGAAACTTTAAAACCAAATATAATCGCTTTTATGACACATCAAGAATTACTTCCTGAAAAATGGGTTTTATTAATTGACGCAAAAATTAAGAGAGATAAAAATAAATGTGAAACTAATATTTCTGCAGCAACAGATACATTTACATGTAAAAAATGTCGTTGTAATAAATGCACTTATTATCAAATGCAAACTAGATCTGCTGATGAACCTATGACTACTTTTATTCAATGTTTAACATGTGGAAATCGTTGGAAATGTTAATATAAATATTTATATATTATATATTATATATTATATATGTAAACAAACTATTTCATCATCATCGTCATCATCATCATTTATTTCATCATTTATTTTTTTCTTATTTTTTATTTTTAAAGTCATTTCCATATTATAATTTTGTAATTTTATAATAGTAATTATTGCTTTTAGAGTTTTTGGTGAGTCCGCATATTGTACTGAAATTTTTAAACTTGGATAATATTTAAATCCATTCTCATTTTTTTCTTCTTGTGAAATATTCAAAGTTTTAGTTTGTAAAAGAATGTTTCTATTTACTTGATGATATAGATTAATGATTATAGCTCTGAAAGTATATAAATTTATATCTATATTATTGATTTTACATTTTACTATTTTCATTCCTGATAATTCTTTTTCGAGTAATTGTCCTTCACCAATTGATTTAATTTTTTTGGTAAGAATAAGATTTCCATCTATTATTTCCTGTTTATATTGGTCAATATCTGAAATAATCATTGTGTTCATTTTATTAACTTTTTAACTTTAACTTTTTTAATATTCATAATTTATATTCAATTACTTTCAATTTTTTTTTAAAATTGAAAGTAATTTATTTTTTTGTAATTGTGTTTCTCTCAATTTATTTTTTATTTCTTCTGAAAATAATCCTTGTTCTTTTTTGTGTTTTTTTAGTTCTACTTCTTTTAATTTATGTTTAATTTCTTTTGAAAACATTTCTCTTTTCTTTCTTTAAATTGAATTACTTATACTTATATTCAATAAAATTTATTTCAATTTTATTGAATATAAGTAATTCAATATATTTATTAAACAATAGAAAAATATACCATTTTTTAATAATATTAATAATATATTCTTCAAATTTATATATATTATTACACTATATTCTAATAACCTTTTCCTTTTTTCATATGTTTTATCATATTCATATATATAATATTTTAATATATCATTCGGAAATTCTATCCCTATTTTTCTTATAAACATTACATATTCATTGTTTTTTAATTCTTTATTTATAAAAATTATATCATTCTCATTTCCTTCTTTAAATATATGCGGACTTGTACCACTACTCATTCTATTCCAATCTGCTATATGTGTCACATTTGATATTATACCGTTATTATTTAATTCTTTATTACAATATAAAATTATTGCAAATAAACTCTCATTTGCTAATCCACCTTTACATATCAGTTCACTTAATTCCTTTTTGTTATTCATAAAATCTATTATTTGAATTACATTCTTTTTTTTTAATACAAACCACGGATCATTCGCTAAATGCAACTCTTTTGGCAACTTTAATAAATTCGCTCTTTTATGAAATTGAATATTCCACCAAGATGGATTACATCTTATTATACTTTTATTATAATATTTATAAAATAAATACCTGAATTTATTCGGAGAAATTATCGGACAACAAGAATCTGTTAACATACAAAACCATTCATTATTCGTATCATGTAATAACGCATATTTCATTATTGATATATATGCTGGAATCACATAATAATAACTCGTTTCATATATATATGTTGATGGAATAGTATGTTTTAAAATCCACTCTGATTTAATTTGATTTATATTTTTATAATAAAAATATACATTTATTATATCTTTATTTTTTTCAATCCATTCTCTCCAAATATCTTCTTTATTTAATATATGATTATAATTTATTATAAAACATAATGCTATTTTCATATTATTAATCAATTTATTAATATTTATATTACTTTATATTCATATTAATATTAATATTTAATCAATTTATAAATTGATTAAAAAAAAATAAGTCCTAAGACTCATTTTTTTATTTTTTTTATTTTAAAATTTATAAAATTTATAAAATTTATAATATTATATTCTAAATTTTATCTTTATTTATTTATTTATTTATTATTTTAATTTTATCTATCATTATTTCTTCTGACTGAAAAGATTTGTCAGTTAAAGTAGGGATGATTGATTGTGATTCATTTTGTGTTGAATTAGTAGGAGGACTCCACCTTGGTGATGGTCTTTTAAAAGGACTATTCGCATCTAAATCATAATGTTTTGGATAATTGGGGTTCATTATTTCATATTTTGTTTTTCGAAATAACCTACCATTTGCATCTCTACAAGAATAATAAGATTCTGTTGTATTTATATGATATTGATAAGTAGAACCAGCCCATTCTTCATAAGGTTGTCCTTCTGGATATTTTTTTTTAGCAATATCGTGTGCTCCTTCATGATGGTGACAACTAAGACTACGTGAAAAACCATAATATCCGTGGTATATAAAATAAGGATCATTTTCATCTTCTTTAACCCCAAAATAGGGATTAAATAATTTATCATCATCATCATCACCAATATCACCATCATCAATTGCATGATTATATTTTTGTTCTTGTTCTTGTTCTGCTACTACTACTGGTTCGGTTGCTGCTGCGGATTCCATTGAGAAATGAATTTGAGAATTCATCATTTTCTTTACTAAAATACTTTAATATAAATTAAAGAAAAGCATTTCAATTTTTTTTAAATCTTCTCTCATATTTTAAATTTTATATTATTTGTGTAAGTAATTTATATATATTATTTTTTAATTTAAAGAACATTTATATTTTATAACATACAAATAAACAAAATTTATTAATATCAGATTCTATAATATTAAATCCATTTTCTTCTAATAAGTCTCTCAATTTTTTACCTTCTTCACCTTCTATTATATTATCGTTTTCATCTTTTGATGACCATCTTTTTGTTGGTTCAATAATATATAATTTACCATCACTTTCTAAAATACGTGATGCTTCTTTAATATAATCTTTACAATTTGAACCCCACATTGCGAGAGAAAGAATTACAATTTCAACTGTATCATTTTCTTTTGGAACATTTGAAATATCACATTCTATAATCAAGTCATTATTATCTGATATATGATCATAATTTATAAATTCAAATCTTGAATCATTATTAAAATGTCTTGATATTTGTCCTTCTCCACATCCCATATCAACTACTTTTTTTGTTCGCTTTGTTTTTATTTTATTCAATTTTACTATTATTTTATTTCTTGGTATCTCTTCTTCTGGAAATGTTTTTTCATTTTCTTTTGATATTTCGTGATATGTTTTCCATAATGACTTATCTTCTTTAAATAATGTATTTAAGTTTTGAGATGTCATTGATTTATATTTTTGATGTAAGAGAGAAATAGTAGATTTTACTCTTTTTTTCTGTTCTATTTCTGTTTCTTTTTTCTCTCCTTTTTTAGATTTAGTATTACTTAACGACATCGACTTCTTTTGTTTCTTTTTTGGAATAAAAATTATTATTTCTTCTTCTCCTTCTTCTATTTTTTTTAAATTAAAAATATCTTTATATTTTTCTAATGTTTCTCTCCATAAAGTATATATTTCTTTATTTTTCATAATATGTTTACATTGAGTAATATCAATATTATAATTTTGTAGTTGATGATGAATCCAAGATGCTAATTGTTTAATAATTGGATCTTTATCAATTGTAGATGGTCGTTTTTTATATTTTTTAAAATAAGCAATCATTTCATCCTGTTTTAATTTCCATAATTCAACTAGATCAATTACTAAATATTGTTTATATGTATCTAATGTTTCTCTCCATAAATTATATATTTCTTCATTTTTCATAATTTGTTTACATTGAGTAATATCAATATTATAATTACTTAGTTGATTTGTAACCCAAGTTGCTAATTGTTTAATAATTGGATCTTTATCAATTGTAGATGGTCGTTTTGTATATTTAATTAAATAATTAATCATTTCATCCTGTTTCAATTTCCATAATTCAACAGCATCACCTAAATATTGTTTATATGTTTTTAATGTAGCACTCCATAAAGTATGTATTTTTTTATTTTTCATAATTTGTTTACATTGAGTAATATCAATATTATAATTTTTTAGTTGAATTCTAACCCAACCTCCTAATTGTCTAATATTGTCATCTTTATCACTAGCAGCTGGTCGTTTTGTATTTTTTTTAAAATAAGCAATCATTTCATCCTGTTTCAATTTCCATTTTTCAACTAGATCAATTACTAAATATTTTTTATATGTATCTAATGTAGCAGTCCATAAAGTATATATTTCTTCATTTTTCATAATATATTTACATTGAGTAATATCAATATTATAATTAGTTATTTGAGTTTGAATCCAATATCCTAATTGTTTAATAATTGGGTTTTTATCAGTATCAACTGGTCGTTTTTTATATTTTTCAAAATAAGCAATCATTTCATCCTGTTTCAATTTCCATTTTTCAACTAGATCAATTACTAAATATTGTTTATATGTTTTTAATGTAGCAGTCCATAAAGTATATATTTCTTTATTTTTCATAATATATTTACATTGAGTAATATCAATATTATAATTACTTATTTGATGTTGAATCCAAGTTCCTAATTGTTTAATAATTGGATCTTTATCAGTTCTAGACGGTCGTTTTTTATATTTTTCAAAATAAGCAATCATTTCATCCTGTTTTAATTTCCAATTTTCAACTGTATCTATTTTTATAATTTCACAATCAATAACACAACTACATACTTCAGTTAAAATATCAATATTACTTGTAATATTCCATAATACTTTAATATCTGGATTAGTATGAACATTTATATTCAATCTATTTTTACTATTTAATTTATTAATTTTCTCTCTATTTATTTTTTTACCACATTTTTTAATAATAGGTTGATATATAATTTCATTTTCATCCATTTCTTCATTAACAATTTTAATTTTATGTATTCTAATTATTTCTCCATTATTAGATTCTGAATTATAATATTCAATTGGATTTTCAAAGGAATCAGTATGAACTTCAATACATATATTAGTATGTTCTGCTATTTGTAAAATTAATTCTTCATCTGTTAAGAAAGAATAATATTCATCATCAAAATCAATATCTAATTTAGTGTCCAATAAATATTCTACATTATCAATAATACTATTAATATTATCATCTTCTACTATAGTATATCCTTGTTTTTGTAAATTATTTTTTATTTCTAATGGTGAATAAGAGATGGGATAATATAGACAAATATTATACAATTCTTCATCTTCTTGTTTTAATGCACTCATTACATTTAAAATACCATTAAAATTACCTTTTTTATTAATATCTTCCCGAATAATTTCATCACATTTTTCTCTATCATTATTACATTCTAAATATTTATTTTTATCAACAAAACAAGGAATTAAAATAGTAGATTTAATAGAATCTGATTTACGAACAATGCGACCAATATTTTGAATAATTTTTACGAATGAAGATTTAGGATCTACAAATACACACATATTAGCGTTTTTAGTATCAATACCTTCACCGATAGTTTCACAAGATGCAATAATATAAATAGTATTAGTATTTGATGTATCAAATTCATTTAATATACGTATTCGGTCACGTTTAAAAGTAGATGCGTCTAATGAAATCATAACAATATTTGTATAAAAATCAGTTTTATCTGGAAATTCAGTTTCTACCAAGTCTTTAAATACTTTTATAAATAATAATTCATTTATAAAATTATTAACAGAAGTAGGACTGTCAGTATTAACATCAGAATGAAATGTTAATACTCTATTATTTCCGCTTTCCAATATTGCGCGAGAGATTGTTTCGTAAATGGAATTATTTGTATTTTCAGTATAAAAATCAATACGTATTTCAAATGGACTCAAATAATCTTCCATAACTCCTCTAAAATAACTATAATCATAGACTAATTTTCCACACATATTTAAATCCATATTATCACAATCATACATTGTAATTCCATTTGCGTTTTTAGGTGTTGCAGTAAAGAATATTTGTTTTTCACAAAATTGATTTTCAAAAATGGATTGTTGATATATTTCACCTACAGCGTGATGTGCTTCATCGTAGCAGCATATATTAATTTTGATACCATTTAAATTATCAATAAGAGTAGATAGACTTTGATATGTAATACAAATAATTTTATTTTCTTTTTTTTGTAAAAATTCAATAATTTTAAGTGGGTCTGTTGTAGAATCAGTTTCAGATGATATTTTCAATATATCATCACTAGGGAAATCATATAAATAATCAGTTGTAAATTGTTCAATTAACGATAAAGATGGAAATACATAAACGCATAATAGATGATTGATAATTGCTTTTCCATATCTCATAATATAAGATTTACCTGTTCCGCAAAACATTTTTAAAATACATTTATTATTAACAATTAATTCTTCATATATTTTATCATCTGCTTCGGTTTGATAATAACGGGGACTCAGTTTCGTCTTAATTAGTGGTCCTCTTTTAGGAGACAACTTTAGTTGACGAGAAATCATTGATATGATTATTTCTTTTTTCTTTTTAATATATAACAAAATATTATAAAATAATATCATTTTTTTTTCAAATACTATTATTATTTTATTAATAAAAATATATAATTGTTCTCTCTTAAATTATGTTTTAATTTAAAAACACAGAATCTAAATATGGTTTATTATATTTAGCATCACGATATCCATTATAAAATAATTCAACACAACTCATTTTATAGTTATAAAATGTATTAATAAATTCTTTAAATTTATTAATTTTAGTATTTTCATAATTATACCACATATTAGATGATATATGTAAAATAGGAGATTTATTTAAATATGGATAATAACTAAATCCTCCATCAAATGAAAACATATTATAATATTTATGAATAATTCCACCAGTAATAAATGGTATATGAGAACTAGCTAAACAACAATTAATAGCATCTTCTAAATTTTTAAAATCTGAAAAAATATTAATATAAGGTTTAAATTGTTTAATAGTAGTAACACCGATAAATATTTTTTGAAAGTCGAAATCAGTATCTGTATATGTAGAAAGTAAAAAACATTTAATTAAATATTCTAATTCTACAATAGATTTAGTATTATGAATAGATTGTAATAATTTAAAAACAAATTCCCAACTATTTCCTTTATAACACATAAAAAGACAATTCCAAGATCCTGCAGAAGCTCCTGAATAAATAAAATTAGTAGTATTATATGTTTCTTTAATATACGTTAAAGTTCCAAGTAAATATAATCCTTTAAATCCTCCAGGAGCAATAGTGATTATATTTTTATTAACAATTGTGATATCTTCTATAAATTTAATTGCTTCATAATTGCATAAAATTTTATTTTTTTTAGATAATATAATACATTGTTGTTGAATAGTATTAATTGTATTATATGATTTTTTAATAAAAAAATTAAATGATGAAATACTATTATTTGTTGTAATTAATAAAAAAGAACAATACAATAAAATTAAATACATTTAATATAATAATTAAAATATATTTAATATAAAAAAGATAAATATATTAATTTTCTGATTGATCTATTAATATAGTTTTTAATGATTTACATGATTGATTGTGTAATTCTTGGTTATATTTAGTATAATTACTACCAGCTCTATAATGTAAAAATACATTATCATATATTTCACAATAAAAATTTTCACTAGTATTTCTAAAATCAGTTTTAATAAAATCAATTAATGGTTGATTATCTTTTATATTATCTGGAATAGTATTTGTATTCCAAGTATTAGACCATAAATGTTGAATAAAATAAATAGTATCAGTATGAAAAGTTTTATCACTCCAACGTAATTCATCTGTAGTAGGAAATGGAGTTGTTCCCATTTGTAATTGTAACCATTCTTGTGTCCTACCACCAGTATCAGTTCCTGGCGAACAATTCCAACATAATTTATTAATATTTTTCATTTTTGTCATATCAAAATAATAAATTCCATTCCAAAAATAGTTTGTTTTAAAGTTATGTCTACTTTGTAAAACAATAGCACAATCATAATTTGAATATTTATTTATATCAAAATTATCTATTAAAAACATATCACTATCTAATAACAAATATTTATCTGGATTTTGTATTTGATACTTTAAAATAAAATTCATTGAATCTGCAGCTCTATGAGGAGTTGAACTATTGTCATATTTATGATGTTGATTTGGAATATTAATACATTGTATGTTTAATTTTGCACACATTAATTCTATATTGTCTTTAATTGTAATATCATTATTATTAGTAAAATCAGGGAAATCTTTAGCATCATTAAAGACGATAAATTCATATTCACCTTTAACAAATTTTTTTAATGTATAATATTGTATTTCAATAAAATCAACATTATTTACAACAGCAGTAACAATTTTCATTAATAATTAATTATATTCTAATAATTTTAAATACTTATTTTAGTTAATATAAAAATATATTATATATGTGTTTTACTGAAAAGATGTCATTAGCAATAGGTATATGGTATGGTTTTTTACGATAATATACACGAACAACCATCGATATGGTGTTATACTGTAATAGGATAAATGATATTAACTTATTTATTAATAAAATAAGTATTTTAATATTATATTAACTAAAAATATAAAAATAACAATTTATATAATGGATATATATTTTAATAATAATAAAGTTACAAATAATTCAATAATATTAAAAAAAAATACAATAAATAAACCAAATATTAAATTGAAATTAAATGATGTGAAAGATAGTTATTATTCTTTAATAATGTATGATCCAAATTCAGTATCAAGTAGTAAAACATATATACATTGGTTAATAGTAAATATAAATAATAATAATATATTAAATGGTATAGAATTATTACCATATAAATCACCTACACCTCCAGAAAACACCGGATATCATAATTATACTTTAATATTATTAAAACAAAAAGAAAAAATAGAAGATACACAAAATATATTAAATTTAAATAGAGATATGACAATTGATTCAGTATTAGAAATAATAAATAAATCAACTGAATTAAACGAAATAACCAAAACTATATTTAAAACTCAATTTGGAGGTAAAAATAATAAAAATAAAAGAACAAAAAGAAAAAGAAAAAGAGAGAATAAAAAAAAAACAAAAAGAAAAAGATAATATATTAAAATTATTATTAATTATTTATTATATTAAATATATTAAAATGAAATCATTTCTAAATCATTAATATTCCAATATTCATATGCACCTCCTGGAATAGGTCTTCTAATAATAAATGGAATTTTTTTCTCTTTAAGTTCTAATTCAGCAATAATATAACTATCTACAATATTTTCAGGAATTTTAACAAGAGGTTTCGCACCTGTTTCAATTTGTTTAGTTCTACTACCTAGAATTTTCGTTTTTTCATATTTGGTTAAAAATGGTATTGTTTTATGTAAAGGGTCTACAATAATTCCATCTTCATCTCTAGTTACAACAGATAATTTAGAAATTTCATCATAATTATGATTTAAACATTCTGGATGAAATTCATCAATATAATTTTTTATAATTTCATTATCAAATTTATGTAAATAATTTTCATCAATTTCATCATCATCATCATCTTCATATTCATCATCATCATTCATTTCAATTGATGACGCAACTGTAGTATGTTTAGATTTTTTAGATTTAGTAGTAAGTTCTCCAGTTTCATCTATTTCTACATCTTCTTCCTCATCTTCTTCCTCATCTTCTTCCTCATCATCATCATCATCATTATCATCATCAACCTCAATATCAACCTCATCTTCATCTATATTTAATATATTTTTTGCTAAATTATTTATTTCACCACTACCTCCTATTCCTATAATAGGATTTTCTTCTTCATCATCAGAAGAAGGTGGATCGGAATCATCTTCATCGTCATTAGGATAACTATCATCTGAATCAGATTCATCTTCATTAAATTGTACTTCTGAAAAAGTGTGTTGTTTCATTATTATTATTATATTAACTAAAGATACTTTTAAATAATTTATTTCAATTTTCTTTATAAAAAAATAATAAATAATAATATAATAATATAATAACAAATAATATATTTAATTATTTTCATTAGTTTGCCATACAACATCACATGTAGAACATAAATAAACATATTTCATATTAATATCATCATATCTAATATAAATTATTTCTCTTTCAGTATTTTTAGTATTAGTAGTGCAATCTGAATTAGGACATAAAATAGTATTAATGCGTGGTAATGTAGGATCTAATTTAGTATATTTATTAATAATTTGATTAAATGATTGTTCATTTTTTTTAATATATGTTTTAGAAACACATACATTTTCGATAGCAATAACATCATTTTCATTACCGCAATTTCTGCAATAATATATAAGTTTATTGGGATCATCCACATTAATTCGCATATAATACATATTTTTGCAATTACTACAAAAATGCATTTTGTTATATATAATATATATAACATTATATATTTATTTCAATTTTCTTTAAAAGAATAAATTGAAATAATGAACTTTATAATTTATAAATCTTTTAATTTATGAATACCTTTTAATTTATGTAATCGTTGAATAAGTGTATTATAATTAATAATACAAGACATATTATATAATTCAGTAGTTAAAATAGTAGAAGTAGAATTAAATAATAAATTATTATCATTAGCAATCTGTATAATTGTATCAATATTTTTATGAAAATGTTCTATAATATATGAATAAAATATATCAAAAAAAGGTAAAAAAATAGGAGATTTTTTTTCAATAATATCACAAATAGCTATATTTAGATTAGAGAATTCTATAATTTTATTATAATTAGACATATCTTTATGTGTAATATGAACACCAGGTTCATTTAATAATGGATTTTTACAAAGTAAAGTACATAATGTTAAAAGTATAGTAGAAATGGTTTGACAAGAAGTCCATTGTTCTCCACGCCATGTATTTAATATAGAAACACATACTTTTCCACAAGAATATAAATTTGGATTAAAACGTATATTATTATTATTAGTGCAATATTTAATTTTAGGTGGAGTATGAGGATAATCGATTGGATATGTTAATTCAAAAAAATAATATCCGCCAAAATAAGGTGTTTCAGTAGTTCCAATAATAAGTGCATATCCTTTAAGCATATCAGTATTATCATGAATATAATAAATACCATTATCAGTTAAAGGATTTTTAATAATTTGTGTAATGTCTTTTAATAATCTAGAAACAGTTTGTCTTGTAACAATCATCAATATAATAATAATAAATCAATATTTTTATATTGTTTTAAATGTTTTAAATGTTTAAAACATTTGAATATTTATATTTTCTCTCTTTCTCTTAATATTTAGATTAGAAAGAAATAAATATGTTTTCTTATTATAATAATAAGAATGAGTTATGTAAATAATCCAACAGAATATACAGAAAAAGAGATAAATATTGAATACGAGATAACAAATTCTATATCTTTAGATTTAGAAAATTTAACCAGTAATTATAATAATTTATTAATTCAATATAAACAAGCAGTTCTTAATTATGTAAATTATTTAAAACAAGAAACTCAAACACCATGTGGTAGTTATACTTCAACTAGTACAGGAATTGATCAAACTTGTTATAATCAAATTTGGACTGATGCTAAATGTACTGCAACACCGACAGCAATTACTTCATCAATGACCTTAAATAGTATTATTGACAATGTATGGAATTTAGCAACTCAAACAGATTATAATTCAAGAGAATCTTGTTATGGAAATTCAGGTAATCCTTATATTATTCTTGGTATTGGAACTAGTGGTAATTTATGGTCAAGACAAGGATTAGATGCTCCGTGGGTTATTGTAAATGATAATTCTAATGGATCTTTAACATCTATTTGCACTGGTAGTGATGGTACTACCATTTTTGCTTCAACCACATCACAAACTATAATACAAAAATCCAGTTGGAACGCAACTACATGGCAAAGTCCTCTTTCGAATTCTTGTTGTGTTATTTCTATTGCTCAAGGTCAAAATGGCGCTATGATAGGTGTAGGAACACAAAATACTTTATGGACGATGCAAGATTTAAGTAGTAATTGGGTACATACTGAAAGTCCAAATGGAGAATGGATTAGTTCCATTTGTATTGGTCCAAATGGAAGTATATATGGTATAGGAGAAAATCAAATTATTTATTCAAAACCAAGTTATACTACTTTATCTACTGTAAATTGGACGGAAATAAGTAATACGTGTTGTGTAATAGGAATCACTATTGCTCCAGATGGTACATTTATAGGAATTGGAACGAATGATGAATTATATACAATGCCAAATTATACAAGTTTATCTAGTTCTTCATGGTCTGGACCATATAATAATGAAAATAGCAGTTGTTGTGTTACAGATATAACTACTGTTTCAAATCCGAATTATATAGCTGGAAATTATAATACAACTTCTTCAGTGAATTATAATGTAAATGCACAACCATTAGTAACGGTAAAAAATAGTGCTTATTGGGGAACAAGTAGTATTTCACAAAATAGTTCATCTTCAATTCAAGATTGTCAAGCATCGTGTTCTAATACACCAGGATGTAGTGGTGCTACTTTTACAAATCAAAATGGAGAATCGCTGTGTTCTTTAAGAGGTGGTGATAGTAATCCAGTAGTTACACCAAATAGTTATGCTATTGTTCCTAAAGGAAAAGAATTATTAATGATTGTTGAAAATATAAATGGTCAACTTACAAATATTAATAAACAAATACAAAAAGTAACAACAGAAGGACAAGGTGCTTATACAATAGAATCAAATCAACGTAATAATCAAAATAGTAATTTAATAAAAGAATATACTAATTTAATAAAAGAAAGAGAGAAAATAAATAAAATGTTGAATGAATATTCAACAGTAGATCAAAAAGTAATTGAAGGAAGTATTCAAACAAACTCGAATTATTCTTCTTTTTTATTTCTTTTATTTATAGTTTTTATAATTAGTACAATATTATGTATATTACTTTATCCAACATCAACACAACAAAGACATCAAACGGGGGGTAAATTAGGTAAAAATGTATATTATTTTATAATATTTTTAATTCTTGCAATTATTAAAATTATATATTTTCCACGTTTTAATTTTAATTTTTTTTATAAATAAATAATTAATTAAAAATATATTATTTATATATAATGTCTACACAATTTCAAAATTTAAATAGTGAATTTAATTCATTATTAACTCAATATAAAGATACTTATCAAAATTATATTAATGCATTAAATACAAATAATATTAATTTAACAACAGTTCCAAATACTTCATTTGTAGGAACAAGTAATATAAATACTTTAAGCAATTCTACTATTACAAGTTGTAAAACGGCTTGTTCTACAAATACTAGTTGTACTGGTGCTACATTTAATAGTGATTTAAATACATGTATATTAAGTAATGGAACAGGTAGTTTAATTTCAACAAATCAATCTATTGCAATTGTTCAAGAAGCTATTTATTATAGTTACCAATTACAACAATTAAATTCTAAATTAATAAATATTAATAATCAAATGATGAATAACGTAACGCAAAATGAATCACAATATAATCAAAATCAACAACAGAACGCAATACAAAATGAATCTTTAAATAATAATTTTTATACATTACAACAAGAAAAAAATCAAATAAATGAAATGATTCGTCAATATGAAACTTTAAATGCTGCTTATAATAATGGAAATATTGAAGTGAATTCAAATTATTTTAATTATGTAGTGTTATTATTAATTGTTATATTATTAATATTTCTATTAATAAAATTATTTATTAAAAGACAAAGATAAAAAATTAATAATTAATAATTAATAATTTTTGTATGTTATTATATTATTATGACAAGTATATCAAATTTATTTTCAAATTTAGATGATTTTTTAAAACCAACCTCTATTACAGATTATGCATCTAATTATAATAAAAACTTTAATTTAAATTTAAATACATTAACTCCTGGATTAACTCAAGGAGAGAAATTTAAACATTATCAAGAAAAAATACAAAGTAATTTAGAGAAAAATTTATTGAATGTTAATTCAAAAGAAGGATTTCAAAATTCGCCAGAATATCAAAGTAATAATAATATTGATTTTAAAAAAATGAATTTGGATAAAAACGGATTAACAGTTCAATCAAATAGAATTATTCGTAAAAATAATTTATCTCCAGAACAAAATGAAGAAATAAGTGATTTAAAAGAACAATATAATAATACATTAACTGAATATCAGAATCTTTTAGCTAATATTAGTGGTTCAACTACCGGATATATTAATAGAGTAAATTCAAATAATCCTTATTTAAATAAATTTATTCGTTTTTCGGGAGGTCAAGAATGTTATGTAACGAATCAAGGTGTTGCTAAATATATTCCAAGCACTTCAATTATGGATAGTCTTATTAATACTCCAAATAATTTTATTGAACTGAATATTCCGTGGGATAATTCGTATGCTACAGCTGGTGCAACTATTCCAACAACTCCTTCATTAATAACAGGAACTCCAGTTCAAGCAAATCAAAGTTTAGGTAATGAAGGAACTAATATATTTGTAAATGAACTTATTAATAGTAATACTACTGCTACATATAATGGTTGTTATGCGGATAATTCAACTACCAGTTTAATGACTTTTATAGGGGGAGCACCACCCCCCGCTTCCATTTCTATTCAAAATGGCAATTTCGATGAACCACAACTAACTAGTAATAGTTATACATATTTAACACCTAGCACTAGTAATGTTCCAGGATGGGTTTTTAATTGTATATTAGTTAATAATTCAACCGCTTGGGGATTTACTATGCCATATCCTTATGGTAACCAGTGTGCTTGTATTCAAATGACTGGTGAATTAACTTCTGTTGCTATCAATTTTACAACAGGAGTAACTTATAGTTTATCATTTAGTGCTTGTGGTAGAGATTGTTGTGATGGTTCCGGATTAGCAAATCCAATTAATATCGGTTTAAATGGAGTTACATTTTATACATTAAATGCAACAGTTAATGTTTGGACTACTTTTACAACTACATTTACAGTTCAAACTACTGGAAATCAAACTTTAACATTTATCGGAACATCTGTTACTGATGAATCTACTGCTCTACAAAATATTCAATTAACTACAGGACAAACCGATTTAGGAACATATACATATTCACAATGTAAAGAAGCTGCTATTGATGCAGGATATCAATACTTTTCTTTACAAAATGTAAATCCATCTACATCTACTGGTTATTGTGGTATTACTAAAAGTCAACCTACCGCAACTAGTTTGGGCACTAGTTATATTCCAAGTGGTCAAGTCGTATTATGGTCATCTGGAACTAGTGGACAAACTGGAAATACAGCTATTTTAAATACTTCAGGTTCTCTTTCTGTTATTAATTCTGGAGGACAATCTGTTTTTTCTACACCGAATTCATTAGCTACACCCAGCAATTATTTAGGTTGTTATGGAGATTCCGCTACTAGAGCAATGACTTTATATAATGGTGGATCACAAGAATATGATAATCAACAATGTCAACAAATCGCAGCAAGTAATAATAATACTTATTTTGCATTACAAAATTCTACTAGTGGAACTAATGCTCAATGCACGTTAAGTAATGATTTATCTCAAGCAATTGAATATGGAACTGCAGGAAATTGCACTTTATTATCTGATGGAACTTATAGTGGAGGAGGATATTCTAATGCAATTTATAATAATAGCACACCAACTAGTAATTATTATTTAATTCTAGATGATGGTAATTTATCTATTTATAGAGGCACTAATCCTAATGATAATCAAGGATTAATATGGAGTAGTGGTACCACTGGATTACAACAAGATGCTAATCCAAATTATACTGCAGCAAATAGTACATATGGACAAAATTGGATTGCTAGTGGAACTACTTTAGCTGCTGGAGATTTCGTTGGTTCAACTAATGGTAATTTATCATTAATTATGGGAACAGACGGCAATTTAGTATTATATACTTATTCTAATGTAATTAATTGTCAAACAATGAATGATGGTAATACAGGTGGTGGAGTAAATGCAAATGCTTTATATGATATAGGAGTTACTGGAATACCTGGTAATTTATCTCAAGTCGGTTATATTGATCAAAATTCCGAATTACATTCATATCCATCTACTAATGTTCAATATATAAATTCATATACTGAATTTACGGGAACTAATAGTGCAAATAATGATATTGCTGGAGCATCATTTGGAAATGCCACAATTAGTTCTTGTGAAGATACATGTAATAATAATCCAGATTGTGCGGGATTTGTTACTAATACTGATGGAACTATGTGTTGGCCAAAAACAAATAATATGTATCCTACTGGTAAAAGACAAATAAATCCGGATTATAATATGTATGTTAGAAGTAAAGGTCCGATCAGTACTCCTATTGGAGTTCCTAATACGGTTAATAATATAAATTCAATTATGTATGGTAATTATTTTAATGGTGGTAATATTGCAAATGAATATGGATTATCACAAGCTACTAGCGTAGAACAAGAACAATTATCTCAATTACAAGGAATTATGAATTTGTTATCTAATCAAATTAATTTTTTAACTGATAGTTTCAGTCAAGGAACACAACAAGCTGAATCACAATCACAAACAAATGTAACCGGTATTAAAAATTATGTATATGATATAAAAAAAACAAATAAACAAATTAAACATTTTAATAAAAATTTTGATAATATATTAAAAGATAGTGATATAGTTGTTTTACAAAAAAATTATGATTATTTATTTTGGACTATTTTAGCAATTGGAACTATATTAATTTCATTAATTATTATTCGAAAATAATAAATCTTTATTTTAATTATATAATTAATTAATTATATTGTTATAATTTATATAATATGTCTTCTGGATTACCTAATATTTCACAAAATAATGAACAAATACTCAATGACATACAGTCGTTACAACAAATGGAACAAAATTTATTTAATAGTTTAGAAACAAATCCTAATTTATCTTTCCAACAACAACAGCAAATTGTTGAAAAAATGAATCAACTTTCTAATATGCGTATAAATTTATATCAAACCTTAAATGGTGTCAATAATTTCTTTCAAAATGCGTTACAATCTTCGGTTGGAACATTAAAAGAACAAACTATTGCTATTAGCATTGTGGAAAGTGAATTAAATGAATCTAAAAAACAATTACAATTATTAGAAAATGATAAAAATGATAAAATACGTTTGGTTGAAATAAATAATTATTATGGAGATAAATATCAAGAGCATTCTCAAATGATGAAAATAATTATATTTACATTAGTTCCAATTATAATTTTGGCTATTTTATATAATAAAAGAATATTACCACAAAATATATATTATGGATTAGTTTCGTTCATTACTGTAATCGGGTTATTCTTTGGTATTAGGTGTTATGTATCAATTTTAATGCGTGATACTATGAATTATCAAGAATATGATTGGTATTTCGATGCTGCTACTGCTCCTGGTCCTCCTACAAGCACATCTTCATCTGATCCTTGGCAATCTACTGGTGGAGGTACTTGTGTTGGAGAATATTGTTGTTCTAGTAATGCTACTTATGATGCCAGTTTAAATATATGTGTTTTAAATTCAACATCATCTATATCTATACCTACTTCTGCTTCTTTTGCTTCTTCTACTTCTACCACAACAGAATCTTTTGCTACTGAATCTATGATTAATAATGTTTTAACAAAAAAACAATCCAATAAATATAATTCGGATATTAATATGAGCAAACATTATCAAGATAATATGTCTAATAGCTTTATTAATAATTAAATTATTGTAATTATTGTAATTATTGTAATTATTGTAATTATTGTAATTATGTAATAATTTCAATAAGTATTAATTGAAATAAGTATTTCAATTAATATGTAATTAATAGTTATATTATATAATTGTATATTATATGACATCTAATACAGACCAATTTAATAGATTTATAAAACAAGCATCTCAATCTATTACATGTGATTCTGCTTGTCAAAAACAAAAACAAACTGAAAAACTTAAGCAAGATTTATATAATGCTAAAATTAATTTAGTATCAGCACCTAATGAAATCCAAGTTGCTGAAAAAAATTATGTTACATATACAGAAGGATCTTTAGCATATAATGAATTATTAGATTCTCAATTAGAAAAAAAAGCATCAGTTATTACTACTAATTTTATCGATACTTTTAATAATCAAGCTAATCAAGCTAATATGTCTATTGAAACATATGCTGGACTTTTAATAAATTTTAACAATGTTGTAGACCTTTTCACTAAATATAAAAAAGAAAATATTTCTTTAATTAAAGAACTTAAACAAAGTAAAAATGAAGTTTTTACTAATCATCGTAAAACCTATTATGAAGATCAAGAAATCGATGGGTTAAATTTCACCTATTTTTATTTATTATTTTTTATTTATGTTTTATGTGTTATTTGTTTTGTCGCATTCACATTAATATTCCCTTCTAATATTAATTGGATATATTTATTAATTATATCTATTTTATTAATTATATTACCATTCTGTTCTACTTTTATTTTAAGTATTATTATTTGGACATTTTATAAAATGTATTATATTATACCTAAAAATGTATATAAATAATATTTATTAATTAATCTTCTTCTTCTTCTTCGTGTTCTTCTTCTGGATAATTTATTTTTACACCTGACCAACCTGTTTTATATTGAGTAAATTTTAATTTTGTATTTATATATTCAAATAATTCATTGCCTTTGGGAATTTTTTTAGATGATTGATGATTTTCAAACCATTTCTTAAATTCTCCAATTAATTCTGTTTTCTTTATTTTATCTGTTTTATTATTTGTTCTAGTTACACATTCACTTATAAATGCTGTTATATGATCTTGATTTCTTCTATATTTATTCGAAGCATTCAATACTGTAGCACAATCTTCCACTATTCCATTTGTTTCAAAAGCACGTTTAATTAACATACTCGCAAATATCGAGGCATACATAGGCAATTTATCTTTTAAAGATTTATCTTTGGGATATACATATTTCGTTTCATCATTATAGATTTCTCCTTCATCTACGAATTTTGAAATAAAATCGCAATTTCGAATTCTTCTCCAGGTTCCATCATCATTACTTTCTATATCGAATAAATTGTTTGTACATACTACTAAATTAAATTGTGGATCAAATATCTCAGATTCCGAATATAACCCTCTTGCTTGAATTGGATCTCCTCCGGTTAATTCTTTCATTATACCTTCATTCAATTTTACACCTTTAGATGGTTCTTGCATTACAGCATATCTCACACCTTTTAATTTAAGAACTTCATCTGATGTTCCACCGATCAAACCGCGCTTTTCTGTTACAAGAGTTATCGGAACGGTTCCTTTATATTCACCTAATGTTAGAGACATTAAATCCGCTAGGATTGATTTACCATTACTACCACTTCCATGATATACATTAAAGGTTTGATTCTTATTTGTGCCAATTAAACATGAAGATAAATGATCCCACATATATTTATTTAAATCTACAATTGGAAATAATTTATTCATAAAATCTTTCAAAAAATCACATTTTATATTATATTCTTCTTTTTGTTCTTCTGATAAATTTTCAAACATTATATAATTTATTTTTGTTGTTTTTGTAATATAATCTTCTGGATATCCTTCTCTAAATATTTTGTTATTAAAATCTATCACTCCATTATCAAAACACATTAAATATTTATTCGTATCCATATTTTTTATAAATTCACCATCATAAAATATTTCTGCAGCTTCTCGCATTATATTATTTTTATCAATAGTTCTTCTTAATTTTACGGTTAACTCCGATATCAATTTTATCTTATTCTTTAAAAATACTCTTCTTGCATCATCATCAGCATATTCTTGCATCTCTGACTGATAATTATCTGTTAAATTCTTAAATAAATTAAATAATTCTAAAGAAATTTTTGATCTTAGACTTAATCCCTTATCATGTATCCATCTATGATTTTTAAATTGAAACCATATACCTTTTTTTTCATAACTTACACATACATATTTATCTTTATACATTTGCTTTAAAATTAATGCAAAATCATATTCTGTTCCAGTTTCTAATGCTTTTTCTATATAATATTTTATTGTATTTTGTTGTATTTTTTCATATTCTTCAAAATTTTCTTTTCTTAACCAATACATTATTGATTTTCGTGTTACACATTCTCCAGTTGAATTACTTTTATGTAATTTATTCCAAATCTGAAACAATTCTGGAATAGTATTATAATCAAAATCAGTTGCTTTACTTCTTAACATCACCCATGATAAAAATAATTTATCATTTGTATGTTTTAAAGCAAATGCGACTTGTCTATTTAATGCGTGTGACCCGGATTCATAATATTTTTTTGGTAATGCTTGTGCAAATTCGTGTGTTTCTTTTATTTCATAATCGATTAATTCTAATTTATCTAACATTATATTTATTGCTTTTGATAATTTTTCAGCATCTTTTATATCATTTATTGCAATATAATCTTCATTTTCAACATCTGCATCTGTATCATTTATTAAATTCATTTTAATTTTACTAGATTTCTTTTTTTTTAAATTATTATTTTCATTTCTTTTATTATATTCATCTATAATTTTTGGATTCATTTCTAATTTGGGATTTTTCTCATATTGTATTGATAATTTCTCATAATTGTTTTTTAAATCGAATTTTTTTACATCTTTTTCAATCATTTTAAATTCACCATCGCTTTCATCTACTACAATAGATATATGATATGTTAATTCATATGCTTCATTTCCAGGTTTTCTTGATCCAAATAATTGCCAATTGGTATGTCCTTTACTGATACCTTCATCTAATACTGAATTCCAATCATTTATTAGAGGTAAATTATCCCATATACATGATATTTCTTCAATCATTTTTTCACGAATTATCATTTGCATTGTATGATCTATTTGTAGTCCAATAATCATATGAATACCATCTTTTGTTAAAGATTTATCTTCTAATCTATTTATGGTTGGTTTTTCAAATATAAAAACATCAAATTTGGTATTTAGTGTTGATATATAACATTCTGAGATTTTTTCTAAATATTCACATACCATATTTAAGATATCTTCTTTATTATGTTGTCTACTATTTACATGATAATTATATCTAAAATCAAAATCAACTGCCATTGGTCCTCCATTATCTAATTGTTTTTCTGTTAAATATTCTTTACGTTTTTTTACAAAAACACTATCATAATATAAAGAATAAAATATATTTGCATCTTCTTTTGGTATTAAATATGAACCTGGAAATATATTTAATTCTTTATCGGGAATTCTCGTATGTGTAAATACAGTAGAATTCGTATTTTTTGTGCTGTGTTTTGCTAAAAACTCATTCAAATCTTGGTATGTTGATGCCATCATCGTAATATATATAATTGATATAATATACTGTGATTCTTCTATTTCATTTTTTTTAAAATTAAATAATTTATATAATAAGAATTATATATTTATATCAATTATATATATTTTTAATTAACTTAAAGCAATTTGTACATTTGTACATTTTTATATTTTTATATTTTTATATATATTATATAAAAAATATAACATAGACAGATAACTTACTACAATTATCGTATTTTTCTTCTCATAAAAATCTTTATTAGATGTTTGAGAATTAATATTTATATTTATTCTCTCTTTATTAATAATTCTTTTTAATGAATTATTGAGAGAAGTGTTCAAGTATTCTCTTAATAATAAATTATTATGAAACATATTTTTATTAATAAACATATAATAATAATAATATTTAAATATTCATTTTTAACTTAATATATATTTATAACAATTATACCAATTATTAAAATACTTAAAAATAAACCCCAATTTCTTAAATATTTCGAATTATATATTTCTTTATAATTTGTAATTAATTCATTTGATGCATTATATTTATTTTCTACAATACCTAAACTCGACTTTAATTTAAAATTACTTTTTTTTTCTTGTTGTATTGCAACATCCAACTCAAATAATTGATTATTCATTAAATTTGTATTACTATCTACTTCATTTGATATTACAAATAATTCTGAGTTTATTGTATTCAAATTTTTTTGAATATTTTCAAACATTTGATGATATTCTTGAGATTCAGGATTTTTATAATAAAATACATAATATTTTTGATAATCTTTTAAAATAGAAGGTAATTGCGATTGTAATGTAACTATTCTCTCTTTAAATTGAAACGGTTGTTTTAAATTTTGAAATATATCGTTATTTTCCAACTCCATTAATATATATTATTAATATATATATTAATTAAAAAGTTATATCTTCAAAAGAAATAAAACGATTAATTAATCTATTCGCTTCATTATAACTACCTATATAAATATTATCATTAAAAACTATCGGAAAATAAATAATTGTATTATCTAATATTTTATTATTAGATATTTCTTTAATTAAAGATAAAAAAAAATGTTTATCTTCTAAAATATATTCATCACAATCTATTACATTATAAATTAAATGTTTCTCTTTTAATACATTTTTTAATTTAGTACAATTTTTACAACCACTTTTACTGTAAATAGTAAATCCATTTAATGATGGTTTTATAATTTCCATTTATTATAAATAATATTATATTTTAAATACATATTCTATAATAATTGGTAGATATCGCTGTTTTACTATCTCTTATAATATGACACACTTGTCCTGGTCTTAATCCAATCACTTTAGCAACAGGATCAAATCTAGATATATCCGGAAATTGATTTTTATTTGTAATATTAAATTTTGTCATTATTTCTACAACTTCAGTTTCGGATAAAACACGATGCGGTGGAACAAGTATATGATTTAATATATTAAATTGAAGACGTTTTATACTTTCTATAACTATAAAAATTCCATCATTTTCCCATATATGTTTCAATTCATTTATTAAAGTTTCATTTGCATCATCTTTAATTATAATAAATAATGTATCATTTTTTGTTAATGTTTCTGTTAATATAAATAAATCATCAATCATTTCTTGAATATTTTTAGCAGCTGGTCTAACTGACAAATAATATCGAATATACATTTTTTTTTTAATATGTTCAACACTATTATTTTCATCATTTGTTTCTAAAAGCATATCTAATTGATTATTTTGTTTCATAGAATTCACTTCAGAAATACTAAAATGCGAATAATCATTCACATTATAACCTTGTTTTGACATTAAATCTAAAATATTTTTTCTAGAATTGAAAATATGCAAAATTTGAACGTTTATATTTTGACTTGCCATTATAACTTATAATAATATTAATATGAGTTATTTTTATTTCAATTTTATTTAAATTATATTAAATAATAATATATTTAATTTAATTCATTAATTTATTAATTTATTAATTTATTAATTTATTAATTTATTAATTTAATTATATTTTAATTTATTTTTATTATTTTATTATTTTTATTATTATCATCCGTATTTTTTGTTAATTCGTCTGATTTATTATTTAGTGAATTATCTATCTCAAGAATAGAATTTCCACCTGTAAAGCGTATTGGTTTAAATCCTGTAGACGATGAATCTGTTTCTACAGATGTTGTTTGCATAGATGATGGATTTTGTAAAGATAATTGACTAGGAGGATATATTACTAATTCAGGAGGGGCATATTGAGGCGCATATTGAGGAGCAGGTGCTTGTGCATATATTATTACAGGTGCACTAGGAGGTGCATTAGGATTATATACTGGAGAACCAGGTGGTGCATTAGGATTATATACTGGAGAACCTGGAGGTGCGTTAGGATTATATACTGGAGAACCAGGAGGTGTATTAGGATTATAGGCAGGAGAACCTGGAGCATATTCAGGAGAACCAGGAGGTGCGAGTGCATTAGGATTATATGCAGGAGATCCAGTTGCATATACAGGAGAACCAGGTGGATGTTCAAAATCAGTTAAATTTAATACAACAGGTTCAGGGAATTCAGGTGTTTTTTTCGTATAATCGTGTGATATTGTAGATTTATGAATTATAGATTTAGATTTAGATAATACATTTTTAATATTATCATTATATGATTTGATACTATTAGTAATATTAGTTGTATTTAATAATTTATTAATATTATTAGAATATGATAAACTTAATAATTGATCTACATTATCATCGGTAATAATTCTCATTTGAACATTCATAACTAATAATTCGTGTATTAATAATTTAAACGCATATGGAACTTTTAATATACTAAAAGACCTTCCAAATCTGCTTAAATTTTTAATATTTTGAGTTCCATCTTGATTAAGAACGAATTGAATAGGTCCATCAGCATAAGGACTTAAGAATAGATTTTTGGATTGATTATAAATAGCAATTCCACCTGTTTTATTACAAATGGCAATATAATAATCGGATTTTTCACCTCTTACCATAAATGATTCATTTAAGAAATAAGACATTCCGTGAGCTAATACTCCGTCACGTTCCATTTCCCCAATACGAAGTCCTCCATCATTAGCTCTACCTTGAACAGGTTGTCTAGTTAAAACAGTATTAGGTCCTCTAGCACGATAATTAATTTTATCTTTAACCATATGTTTTAAACGCATATAATAAGTGGGTCCAATATATATATTCGCAGTTAATTGTTGACCAGACATTCCATTATACATAATTTGATTACCAGATGAATGAAATCCAGCTTTAACTAGGAGGGGAGCATATGTAGAATAATTCGATCCTTTTACTTGAAAAGCAGTGCAATCTCCAAATGCTCCATAAGTAGTACACACTTTACCGAACAATCCTTCAATGATTTGTCCAATAGTCATTCGAGATGGTATAGCGTGTGGATTAATAATTAAATCTGGTCGTAATCCATCTTCAGTAAAAGGCATATCTTCTTCTGGAATAATTAAACCGATAGTTCCTTTTTGTCCTGCACGACTAGCCATTTTATCTCCAAGTGATGGAATTCTTTCTTCTCGAACTCGTATTTTAGCAATATTAAATCCTTCTTCTCCTGAAGTAATAAACACTTTATCAACATAACCGAGTTGTCCTTTTTTAGGTTTAACAGAATCATCAATCCAAACATCTTTATTCATTAAATTAGAATTGATTTTTCCTATTAAAATCATTTTATCATTTAACTCAACATTTTCTCTGATTAATCCAAAATCATCTAAAAGACTATAATCATATCCTTGTTTTTTTTTAATAACAATATTTTTTTCAATATTAGCGAATTTAGAACTGGTCGTTTTTGTAATTAAAGAACTTTCTTCTTTAGATTCATACATTGAAAAATAAGTAGTTCTAAAAATGCCTCTTTTAAGAGAACCCTCATTAATTAAAATAGCATCTTCAACATTATATCCGGTATAAGACATAATAGCTACAATAGCATTCACTCCATAAGGTTGTTCTTCATTATTAATATATTCTAAATATCTAGATTTAATTAAAGGTATTTGTCCATAATTTAATACAACTCCCATTTTATCAATACGCATTTGATAATTACTATGATATAAAGAAACGGCTTGTTTACTTTGTCCACAAGAAAATGCATTACGTGTGACGGGATTATTTTCTGGATAAATAATCATATTTCCTAATACTCCTAAAATTAAAGATGGTTCAATTTCTAAATGAGTCATCCATTTATTTTTTAAATCATCCATATTTGTAGCGATTAAAGCCGTTTCTTCTTCAGATGTATCAATATAATCAACCACCGATTGTGACTCTTGTAATTTTGCAAAAATCTCTTTTTTATCAATTCCAATATCATTATATAATTCATTTAATTCATACATTTTATTATTATTACTTAAATAATTAGGATCATTTTTAATCATAAATCCAGATATGATTTGTTCCCAAGTGATTTGTTGATTTAAAAATAATGTAATTATATGTTCTCTATCAAAACTTAATTTTTTATCTTCAATATAATAAATAGGTCGAATTAATCTACCAGCATCAGTATAAATATATATAATATTATCTTTATAATTGAATGATATACTTGCATAAATCGGAATTAATCCATTACGTCTATATAATTTAAATAATTTAATTAATTCAATCGGCGTATTAATAATTCCAATCCATTTTCCATTAACAAATATTTTAGAATTTTCATTTAATTCCTCATAAGAAGATTCTAATATAATTCGCATTTCAGTATTAATTCTTAACCATTGAATAATAGGAATTGCAGAAGAACCACTTGTAATATAAGTGATAATAGAAATATGTTTATGAAGACCGATATTTGCTCCATCAGGTGTATCAAGTGGATCAATAAATCCCCATTGTGAACTATTTAATAATCGTGGTCCAATAATTTTTGCACTAGAATCTAAAGGTAAATTGATTTTACGCAATTGTGAAATGAATGAATTCCAACTTAACCTATTTAAATCTTGAACTGATCCTAATCTTTTTGTATAAGCTTGAGATCCCCAATTTCCTTTAAATCCTTTTTTTAAACCTTGTTCTACAATTCTATCTTTAAAAAAAAGATTAAAATTAGATTCGATCAATCCTATAAAATTATCTTTATATTTATTTGTTTTTGATGTATCACTTATCCCTTTTATTCCTTTTGTAGGAACATCATCTTCTATATATTCTCCTTTATGATAATAATATTCTTCATCTATTTTACGTGCTATATCTTTTTTTTGTATTAAATAATATTCTCTAAATAAATCATACATTAGAGCACCTGATAATTCAATTCTTTTAAATTTAAAATTGTCTCGATCTGTCGGTTTATCTTCTTTAGTATATACTTTTAATAATCGATTTACCATATAACCTATAAAATACGCTTTATCTAAAAAATTCAATTCTCCTATATGTGGTAAAAAATAATCTGATAAAATCTCTATAACACTAGATACGGTTCCTCTTTTTGTTAATTCTGCTATAAATTCAATTGCGGTTTGTTGATTAAAAAACTTATTCGCATCATGTATTGAAGGTATAAATAAATCAATATATAAATTATTTTTATTTTTTGGATTATCTAAATCAATTAATAAACAGGTTTGAATTATATCTTTATCTGATATTATTCCTAAAGCTCGCATTAAAATAAAAAGAGGAACCGGCTTTTTTACATTTGGAATACTAATAACAATTTGATTATTACTTAAAACTGTTGATGGTGCTATTATTTTTATTGAAGTGGTTCGAATCGGTTTTGAAGTATCTTCAGAAACAGACCGAACCTCTGCTGAAAAACTATAAATATTATCACTTTTATTTTGTTTTATATAAATCATATTATCTGCAAATTTTTCTTGAGAAATTATTAATTTCTCTTTTCCATCTATTATAAAATATCCTCCATAATCATTTCGACATTCTCCCATATTGAATTTTACTGATTTACTTAATGTATTTAAAATACATACATTTGATTGTAACATTATTGGAATTCGACCAAGATAAATTTGTGGTAATTCTATTGAATGTTCTTTTCTTTCATCACCAACATAATATATAAAATCTACATCAACATCATAATGTATTGTTATACCATATGTCATATTTCTTAAACGTGCGTCATTTGGAAACATATAATGTGTATTATTATCATCATAAATTATCGGTTTTCCATAATATATTTTATTTCCATCTTTTCCACCTAAATATAATATACATTCATTCCTTTTTTCATTTTCTTCTTCTTCTTCTTCTCTCTCTATAAATCTAATTGGATTATTTTCACGAAAAATACGTTTAATTCCATTTTTTATAAAATCATTATACGATTCTAAATGATGTGCTACTAAATTATTTGGATTATCTTTAAAATATTTATCAATTAATTTCCAAGATATATCTTCTTTATTCATTTATATTAATAATCATATTTTTTTATAATATAATTTTTATAATACTTATTTTCAAATAATTTAATTAAATTTAATTATTTAAAATAAGTATTTAATTATTTAATAATTAATAATTAAATAATTAATAATTAATTATTAAATACTTATTTATTATAATTACTGTTCTCTAATTTTTATATGATCGGTTACATCTTTTACGGGATGATATAAATTAGTCTTATTTAATAATTCATAATTTAAACTAAAATTTTCTCTATGAGTTACTGTAATAAATTCTATTGGATTTGAAATATAAGTTAAATTATATTTAACTGCAATTGTTGGAAATAAAGCTTCTAGAAAAAATAAAGTTTTGTTTTGTATTGTATAATCTTTTATAGATTCAAGCATATTTCTAGAAAATCGACATATACACACCATTCCACAATAATAAGGAGTTGGGAAATTTATATTTATTCTATACCATAACCATTCATTTAATTTAGCTTCTTTAAAAGAAGAATTACATAATAAATCTGTTTTATCATATTTATTATCAATATCAATTAAAGTATTTTCATTATAAAAATAAACATCATCTTCCATAAACCATACATAATCATAATTATATGCATGGTTACACGCAAAATAAAATAAAGCTTTATCCCAACCAGCTACTGATTTTTTTAAAGTAATGGAACTTGTATTTTTAAATCCAGAATTCGCACAATTTATATTTTCAATTTGAATAAAATTTATTTTATTATTATATCTCGTTTTTAATTCACTATATGTATTTAAATTATCATCAATTATTACATAAATATCATAATTAATAAATGTTGATAAAAAATCTAAATTCAATTCATTTGGACTAAAAGTAATTAAACAAATTGCTTTCGAATTCATATAATTTATATGATTTTTTATTTAATATCTTTTTATTATTATTATTTGAAAACCTTTCTTTTACTTTTTATTTAATATTTTTTTTGTTTTATTATTTGAAATCATTTTTTTACTTTTACTTTTACTTTTACTTTTATTTAACAATGTAATAGAAAATAAAGTCCACGGTTGAGAAGGTCTATCATGTATATATGGTGTAAATACATTCCATTGTCTATGTTTTTTTGCAAAATCACTTGTTATAAATGGAATACCACACGAATTACCATATCTACCTATAAATGACATTTTTTTTGCTAAATTACTATCACATACCATACCATCTACTGCACCATGAGGAGCATATGGTTTTGGTCTATTTGCTTGACACATATATTCTCTAGCATCTAATTCATAATGAGAACAAACAGTTCTAGAACAAGGATTATTATCTTTTAATAAATATACATCATAATGATCTGCTAAAATTTGTTGAGCTATTGTAATATTCAATTTACCTTTATGTAAATCCATAAGATCACTTAAACGAACCTGTCTCGCTCCTTGATGTCTTCTAATATCATACATTCCAGAATTTTGCACTTCTATATTTCTAATACGTTCATCATAAGGAGCATTAAATCCTATAAAATAACCATTTTTAGTTCTCTCTATATTATGAAATTTTAATCCTAATTCAATGCGAAGTATTTCATTTGTATTTATATCACCAAATAACCAAGAATTTGCATAATCTCCAGAATTTCCTTCTAAAAGTATTTCACAATAATTATCTAATGATCTACCATATTGCATTGCATCTCTTATTCTATAACCAATAGGTATTTTTTTTGCATAAGCTATAAAACCACCAATTGTTGTTTCTGTTCCAATTATACCATTAGATGTTATAAAAAAATCTGTTCCACTCCAAATCATACACGCTGATGTTTGCATAATAATACGACACCCTTTTTTTCCATCTCTCTCTTCTGGATGTAAATCTAAAATTATATTTGAATATTGTCCATCTATATAATCACAAAATGAATTATGAGCACATACAATTTGTCCATCTTCCGTCCAATCTTTTCCTACAGCTATAAAAGCACTACATCTATCTTTTGAACCACTACCACCTTCTTTTCCTACGTGAAATTCAGATTTTGATTTATTAATCCAATAAGAAATAGAACAATAAAAATTCCAAGCAATTATTTCATCAACAGTTGTTTTACACACATTTGTTTTACAACAACCTTCAGCAATTCCCTCCATTTCTTCATAAAATTCTGGATATTTCTCTTTAGTTATTTCTTTAAAATCTTTTGAAATATCTACTATTAAATCAACCCATTGAATTCCATATGTTTCATATATTAAAAATTTTAACATTTCTTGTATTTTTATAAATTCATCTACACATAACTCACCATATGCTTTTCCTCTATCACGCGCATTTCCATATATAGAAATATACTTCCATCCATTTTTATTATATGATAAACCATTTTTTATTTTTATCATTATATAATATTTAATTATTATAATTATCACATATTTATCATAATAAGACCTATTATTACAAATAATAATATCCATGGAAGAAGAATCAGTAACCAAGAAATACCTGTATGTCCATCTTTACAAATTAAATTTAAAACATATGTCCAAAATAATATATAAATTAATTTTACTATAAAAATAATAGCTGTATTCGGAACACGACACGAAAATGAACCTATATTATACATATTATTATTTTTTAAATTTTGTAATAATATAACTACTAAACCTATTATTGAAATTACAAAATAAATCATTGCTGGAACACATAACTCTTTTATTTTTTTTGTAAAATTAACCATTCTAAAATAATAATAGAAAAAAATTATTTAAAAAATGAATATAAATTAGCAAAATTAGGAGTATTCGTCAATTGACCCATCCAAGGTAATGGACTTGGAATAGGTGCATTTCCTTTGTGTATATTAACTAAATTTTGAATTCCTGTAGAAGTTTCTCTAAATAAATTAAGTCTATCTTGTCCAAAAGTATTTGAATAAGCACCACCTTTTTGTTTTTTATTTTTTCTACTTTTTGTATTTTTTCGACCACCTGTAAATGGTTTATTCGCACCCATATTTTTTAGATATCCCACTGGATCTCCTTTATTATAAGAATTTAATTCATAATGATTATAATTGGTATCACCACCACTACCCGACCAATTTGAAGGAGAACTCGTCCAAGGAGAACCTATTAATCCATTCGGATAAGATGACATTCCTCCATGTTGTGATGATGTATTATTAAAAAAATTTATACTACCATTTAATCCTTTATTCGGTAAAGTATTCGAAGGATAATTACCTCCAGTTGTTCCTGGATAAGCTAAAGGAGGACGAATTGAAGGAATATTATTTGTACTACCTGTATATGCTAAATTATTATCTCCTCCTCCTCGTTTTTTGAGATTTTTTTTACTACATCCTTTCATTTTATATATTTTTTTATGTCTTTGAGATTTTTTAACTTTAGGCATTATAATATATATTAAGATATTATTCAATATCAACGTGTGTTAAGAAATGTCTGCGACAACACATTTTTGTCATTTTTAATTCATCCAACACTTCACCTTCAGGTGTTTTTTCAGCAAATTCTTTTGTTAAATATAACACTTTATCTATATCAATAGATTCACTATTCCCTTTTTTAGCCAATTTTTTCATACGCACGTGTTCAATATAATATCTATATTTATCTGCTAAAACCAATCCACAAGTAAAACATTTCACTGGAATAATCATCTTTCTATATATTAAATATTATTTTTATATTATTATAAATTTAAATCAATTTTTTATTATAATATTTATATATTAATGGCAACCAATTTTTTAGTAGGTACTACAGATTTATCTGATATTATATATTACGGTTCATATAAATCTAATGGTTATGGTTTACAATACCTTAAGATACACATTTAGCACCATAACATTTATTTTGAAAATAATAAGTATCCCATTTTTTAGTTTTTCCATTAGTATCAGAATTAAAAGTAGGTCCTTTTATATTTCCCGCTAAACAAGTATTATCACTAGTCCAAACACAACAAGAAGTAGAATTGCAATTATTTTGTGTAAGTTTTCCACAAGATTTTTCTAAAACTTGACTAGCTCCGCGATGACTTTCACAAAAAGCATCATTTTTATTTAATATAGTAGAATTAACCGGAATTTTAGTGTATCCTTCGATTTTTAAAAAAGTATTTAAATAAAAAACAGAATTAATAAATAAAATGAAATAAATGAATAAATAAAAAATTAAAACGATTTTAATATAATATTTTAAATGCATATTATTAATATAATAAAAGTGAATATTTTATATTTCTTGTAGTCGTGTGCCTTTAGTAGTTTTAATTTTTTTAGATCCTTTTTTAGATATGGTATGAATTAGATTATGACAATCTTCACATAATGTCATTAAATTCGCTAAATTATTTTTATGAAATATAGAATCGGTAGTATTAATAGTGCCTGTATTATTTGCGTTAGATTGATGTTGAAGGTGATGAACTTCAGTGCCGAAATTAATATTGCATTTTTCACAAATATTAATAATTTTATTAGAATTATATTGTGAAGTTTTGAGAGAAAGAATGCTTCTGGTTTCAGGGTGATATTTAAGTCTAATTTCATATGCGGCATCTAAAAAAGTTTGTGGAAGATTTAATGATTTACAAACTTCAAGACCATACATACTGTTTCCAGGTCCATCTTTTAATTTGCGATCGTAAATAAGAGTATCATTATGTTTATCATAAAAAACTTCCATATGTTTAAGAACAAGAGTATCTAAAGAAGTGATTTCAGTATAATTAACGATTTCGTGTAAATGTGTAGCAAAAATGAAAGAACTGTTAGAATGATGTAATTGTTGTATTCCAGCGACAAAAATGCTAACTGCACTATGTGTTTCAGTTCCAGAACAAAGTTCATCGCCTAATATTAAACTATTTTCATTAGTGAGTCGTAATATAGTTCGTAATTCGGACATTTCAACAGCAAATGTAGACAATCCTTTAAAGATATTATCATTTCCGATAATACGTGTGAAAAGGTATTTATATGGTTTAAAATTGAATTGAGAACAAGGGACATATAATCCGGCTTGTGCCATAATAATAGAGATGCCTAATGCTTTAATAAGACTTGTTTTTCCCACAGCATTAGTTCCATAAAGTAGCATTCCATCAACATTAGTATTACCTAATACAATATCATTACAAATATATAATTCATTAGATTGGAATCGTTCGATTAAGCAATGTCTTAATTGTTTAGCATCAACGAATGATTTATTATTTTGAACGATATGTGGTTTACAATAATTATATTTAGTAGCAATACTACTTTTAGTATATAAAATATCAATAAGAGTAATAAAATGAATAATAGTTTCTAATTGAGATTGATAAAGTTGGAATTGTAAAATGAATTTATTAAATACACTGGTAATAATATCTTTAATAGATGTTTTAGCAAGTGAAATATTTTTACACAAAGTATGAATTTGTGAATCAATAATAGAATTATTACTAGAAGTTTGTGAATCGTATTTGAATAGTGTTTTAGAAATAGTAAATTCGAATTGTTTATTTTGTGTATTAATTGTATAATTTAATAGAACGATCGTTTCTTTAATAGGTAATGCTTCAACTAATAATTTACATCTTCTATTAGTGCATAATAAAGTAAAGTTATTTTTTTCGGTTTCGTGAATTTTGACAAAATCATTGCCTTTATTATTATTTTTTTCTTTATTAGCGATTAAAGAACTTAAATAATTTTTAATAGCTTCTAATTTAAGTTCAGATTCGAGTAAAATAGAATTTTTTAAATCTAAATCAGTATCAATTCCAGAATTGATAAAATTGATTTCAAAATTTTTGAATTGTTCTATATCTTTAGATAATAATAAATTTAAATTGGTATGAATAAAGGTTGAGATATCAGTGCAAAAAGAGAGAATATCACACATATTTTTGTCAAATAGTGAGAAATAAGAAGTGAGTATAGAATCAGTAGATATTTTTAAATAAATTTGTTGGATAGTTAAAATATTATAATATAAATTAGAGATAGATTTAGGAGATATTTTATTTAAAAAGATTTGTCTTTCCCATTTAGAGAGATCTTTAATAGTAGAAAGATTATTTTTAAAGAAAGTGTCAATTTCAGAATTAGAATTAGAATATGTAGTTAAGAAGTGTTCAGTGATATCATATTCTCTTTGTAAATAGGTTTCATCCCAAACAGGGTTTAATAAATTATATAAGAATTTTCTTTTACCCATAGATGTTAAACAATTATTTAACATTTGTGAAACAGAAGATAATTTATTAGATTTAATAGTATTATCATTAATAATATTTAATTGTTTTAATGAATGATTAGCAAGTATTAATCGTGTAGAGCAATTTTCGAATATAGGTTCATTAATTTTACGTACGAGATGAGGGTTATGTTTATAAATGAAATCTAATAAATAGCAAAAGGATTGAGTAGCAATATTATTTTCATAAAAATTTTGATAAAATACATTAAAATCATCAAATTTGTAAAAAGTGGATAAAATTTCTTTTTGATAAGTTTGTTTTTGACAATTTATAATTTGAGTATATTTAGTATTAGAAGTGTTAGAAATAGTAGGTATATGTATTTTATGAATTAAATTAGAAGTAATTCCGGAATAATTAATGATATAATCGATTTCATTTTCATTAGGTAAATTAGAGATAATAATAACTTCATTAGGGTTATAAATAGAAATGAATCTTTCTAATTCATCATAAGTAGTAGGATTATTAATATAATATTCTTTAAATTGAAAAATAGATGTTTTACCGGTATAAATATCAATATTAGCGATTCCGACAACAACAAATGTGCCTTTAAGTAGAATAGATTGTTGTACTAAATCAATCCAAATACAAGTAGTAGAATTAGTAAGAACAGTAGAATCAGTATGAAAGAAAGTTCCAGGAGAGAATATTCCTGCTAAACTGCGTGTAGTATTTTTAGCAGATTCATCTTGAACGTAAACAACAGCAGTAAATCCGACTTCTTGTATTTTTTTAATATATTTTTCGAGTTGTAAATCTTTAAATCCTGCCATAGAAACTTTATGATTTCCAACACAAGTATTTTTATCAACAACATTTAATTCACAAATAGAAGAGAATTCTAAAATTTTAGTATCATTAGAAGTATTTCCATAAACTTCAAAAAAAGAGCCGACTTGCATAAGCAATATGGTATTAGGACCATATTCAGTTTGGTATTGTTTAGTTAGCTGAAAATATTCGGTAACAAGTGCCATTTTCGATTGTAAAAATATATATATAATATAATACGTAATCTTTATATTATATTATTAATAAATACATTAGCATAATTAGTGTGTATATTATTTATCATCTTTAATATCCACAACAACAAAATCATCAATTTTTTTAAATATAAGTGTGGATAAAATATATTTTTTTAAATAAATGTACCAATCAGCGGATATAATATTTAAAGTATAAAATAAGTATTTAATAACAACTAAACAAATAGTAGCATAAAAAGGTAATTTACTTTTACTATTATGTTCTATTAATATAAATTCTTTAAATTTATCATTATAAATGGAAATTTCGGTAATAAAATTATTATCAGGTTCTTTGTACATAATTTTATATCCATTAATTAAAACATTATTATAATTAAGTCTCCAAACGAATTTTTTAAATGAATAATGTTTAACATTTAAAAAGACTTGTAATTTACTAATAGTGCTATGAATATTATCTGTAAATATAGCAACATCAATATCACTTTTTTTAGGGAAATAATCAAATCTTTGAATACTTCCAAAGAAATAAATTTTAGTATCTAAATAATTTTTTAAACGTGTAAAGAATAAATTATTATATAAAGGCATTTTATTTTGTGTAGTTTCCATATTAAAGTATTAAAAGATAATA